GCTGGCGCTCAAGTCATCATCTTGCCGGACAACGATGTGGCGGGTTGGGGTTATGCGTACAAAGCCGCGGAAGCGATCCTGCCCATCGTCAAAAGCCTGAAGGTAGTTGACCTCGGACTGCAAGGTCAGGGTGACGATGCCTATGAATTCATTGAAGAGGGCGGTAGCAGGGACAAGCTGGTGGCGCTGGTTAAGGCGGCATCGGTGATCACCAGCGTGGATCAGCTAACGATGCCCGAAAGATTGAATCCTGTGCTGAATTCGATTGCGAGTGCGGTTCAGCAAGTGACAGCGCCAGAAGACATTGCCAAGGAATTCGAAACAGAACCATCACCACCACCAAAGCCAACCAAGCAAATAGCCATCGAGCACTGGGACTCGATCCAAGATGAGCCGGTGAAGTGGCTGATTGAGGGAGTGATACCTGTGGGTGCGTTCACGGCGCTGTACGGACCGCCAGGCTCATTCAAGTCGTTCATTGCGCTGGACATTGCCGAGGCGATAGCCACAGGCAGGACATGGATGGGTCACGGCGTGACAGAGAAGGGCGCGGTCTTGTACATCTGTGGCGAGGGATTTGGCGGTGTGGGCGCGAGGATTAAGGCGTGCAAGCAGCACCACCAGACCGAGGACGGTGCGCCGATCTATGTGATCAGGCATCAGTTGAACCTCAGAGCCAGCGTGGAGGACTTCAACGCGCTGATGATTGCCATCGAGAACACGGTCACAGAACTCGGCATCAACTTCAAAATGATCATCGTGGACACCTTAGCCAGAGCCTTTGGCGGTGGCAACGAGAACGACTCAGCAGACATGGGCGCATTCATCACGGCCTGCGGACGCATCCAGCAGATCGTTCAGGACTGCGCTTTGATGATCTTGCACCACAGTGGAAAGGACGCGACAAAAGGTCTGCGCGGACATTCCTCACTGCTTGGCGCTGTGGACACTGAACTCGAACTCCTCAGATTTGAGGAACAGATGAAAGGTGTCATCACCATCAGCAAGCAAAAGGACGGTGAGGACAACAAGCGCATCGGCTTTGAGATGGTCAGCATCGAACTGGAGTCACCAAGCTCACTGCAAATTGGCGATCCAGTGACCAGTTTGGCGGTGCAGGCCAGCGAACTTGGATCGTTCGATGGCATGAAAAAGGACAGCAAAAGCAATGCCGGACACGGCAAGAATCAGGTCTTGTCACTCCAATGTCTGGAATCAGCGATTAAGAAGAATGGATACCTGAAGTTAATAGAAGGTACTCAGCGCATGGTTGTCGATTTGACGCATTGGAGGGCTGAATTGTGGTCAAAAATGGGTTGCACTGATGAGGACAAAGACAGTTTCAAGGTCACTTGGAGTCGCATCAGGAAGGACTTGGCAAAGTATGGCCATGGTCAGATCAGCGATGGATTTGCGTGGTTGACGGCCAAAAGCAATTCTGGCGAGGCATTCTGATACTGTATGAATAGACAGGTAACAGTTAACAAACAGGTAACAAATGTTACTTGTTTGTTCCGCACAGGTTAACAGTAACAAACCGAGAGTCTAAAGACTCGGAGGTTTGTTAACCACTGTGTGTAACCGTAACGAGGAAACGAGATGGCAACGAAGAGAACAGCAAACAAGCATCCAGAAGTAAAGCAGCCAAGTCCACAAGCAGATTCGTGGACGATTTATGTGCAGTCAAGATTGGTGGAGTTGGAGGCAGCCAAAGAGGTCAGCGACAGAAAATGGGGAGAAAATCGACTGATTACTTTAGTTGACAGTGGACTCAGAGAGAAATTTTGGATTCAGAACGGCAGATTGCACCAAGCGATTGACGCAAAGGATCGGGCAAAGTTTGATTCCAGTTTGGCGGGAATGATCCGCGCGTACTCGGTGTTGGATCAGTGGGCTGACGATCAAGGCATCAGTCCAGCCAGCGATCAGATACCCAGAATCGAATGGCAGTTGCAGTCAGGTCAGGTCATGGTGATTGTCAGAACGGTCAACGAGACGCTGGCCATGCAACGCGAGAGGCAGGAACTGGACAACAAATTCATCTGGTCAATGGAGGAACTTGAAGTCATCTTCAACGATCCGCTGGTGCAGCAGATCATTGCAGTCAAGGCGTTTGATCCAACCGCACAGGTCAAAACATTCAAATTGGGTGGAGAATCAGGGTTCGATGACATGGAAGACGATCTCCATGTCTTGGAAGGCGAGCCAGCCGAAAAGAAATTCGATACGAAACTTGCAGGGAGATTGAAAAATGGAACAAATTAAGCGATTAGCGGCTTTGATCAAGGAAAAGGTACTGGACATCATCCAGCGCATTAAAACGGCTTTAAAGCGGGTTTAAAGCGATGCCAGGCAACCCAAAGCGCCGTTCCGATGTCGCAATGCTCAACAAGCTGCCAGAGGACATGATCTTCTCAATGTTTGAGGCAGGCAAAAGCATTGCCGACATCTGCATCGATCTGGGCATCAGTAAGCGTGCGCTAGACGAATGGATTGAGGAAAACGACTACGGTGCTATGATTACACGCGCGCGCACGCGTGCCGCCGATCTGATGGCCTGTGAGACGATCAAGATCGCCGACAGCATGGACATCGACCACGCGCAGCGCGATGTCCAGCGCATCCGCACTCGGCAATGGCTGGCCGAAAGGTGGGATCAGAAAACTTACGGCTTACAAAAAGCGGCATCGGTCAACATAAACATCCAAGACCTACGCATGGCGGCTTTGCGCCATGTCGAGGTTGTCGATGAGTTATCCACAGAAAATCGCAATGGTTGAGCACACTGGCCTGTGGATAACGCAATTCTGCTTGCTGATTGAGCAAATCAGAGCCAGTTATCCACATTTGACTTAACATAATGGACATCGTGTTAAATCGATTTTGTAAGTTTCGTGCAAGAAAGTATATGAATCAATGACTTATCAGCGCATCGGACTGTGGATAACTTTTTCGCTGTCAAGTGGCCATGGTGACTGCCTGCTGGCCGCTGGCCGCGCGACCCCCCCATCGCGGATTTTGGCGGGGGTGATCTGATGTCGCACCTAAACACCTACCGATCCCCATGACCCACCCCCCTACCCCCACCCCTGCGAAAAAGCGCGTCCCGAAAAAAAATTCCGAGGATTTGCTGACGAATAACCCTTTTATCGAATTCGTCAAACGATACAAGAATGATCCGGTGCTGTTTGTCCGCGAGGTGCTCAACACTGAGCCTGACCCATGGCAAGTGGAATTCTTGAATCACATCGCGGCAGGCAATAGGCGAATCAGCGTGAGAAGTGGCCATGGCGTGGGAAAGTCCACCGCCGCAAGCTGGGCGATGATTTGGTATCTGTTCCTGCGCTTTCCTGTCAAGGTGGTGGTGACCGCCCCCACCAGCAGCCAGCTTTACGATGCCCTCTTTGCCGAGGTCAAGCGATGGGTGAAGGTGCTGCCACCCATGCTGGCTGACCAATTGGAGGTGAAACAAGACCGCATTGAGGTGAAAGACGCCAACGAGGAGGCGTTCATCTCTGCCAGGACTTCACGCGCCGAGCAACCCGAGGCGTTGCAGGGCGTTCACTCTGACAATGTGATGTTGGTGGCTGATGAGGCATCTGGCGTGCCTGAGAAGGTGTTTGAGGCGGCATCAGGCTCGATGTCTGGCCACAACGCCGTCACCTTGCTGATGGGCAATCCGGTGCGCTCAAGCGGCTTTTTCTACGACACGCACAACCGTCTTGGCGGTGACTGGGTGACGATGAAGGTGTCATGCGCTGACTCGCCGCGCGTATCTGAGGCGTACATTGAGGAGATGAAGGCGCGTTACGGTGAGGAGTCCAATGCCTATCGTATCCGCGTCTTGGGTGAGTTTCCGAAGTCGGACGAGGATACGGTGATACCGATGGAGTTGCTGGATTTGGCGATGAATCGGGATGTGGAGGCGAGTCCCTATGCGCCACTGGTGTGGGGTTTGGATGTGGCGCGATTTGGCTCGGACCGCTCGGCGCTGTGCAAACGCCGTGGCAACGCGGTGACTGAGCCGATCAAGACTTGGAAAAATCTGGATTTGATGCAGTTGACCGGTGCGGTGGTGGCCGAGTACGAGGCATTGATGCCAAGCGACCGGCCAACCGAGATACTGGTGGACAGCATTGGTCTTGGCGCTGGCGTAGTAGATCGGCTGCGGGAGTTGAAGTTACCGGCTCGCGGCATCAATGTCGCGGAGTCCCCTGCCATGGGCGGCACTTACCGCAATCTGAAGGCTGAACTTTGGTACAAGGCCAAGGCGTGGCTTGAGCAGCGTGACTGTCGGTTGCCCAAAGATGAGTTGCTGATTGCTGAGTTGGCAACCGTGAGGTATATGTTTACCTCCAACGGCAAGATTCAGATCGAGAGCAAAGATGACATCAAAAAGCGGGGTTTGGCATCGCCTGACAAGGCTGATGCATTCTGTCTGACCTTTGCGTCTGATGCGGTGATCGGCATGATGGGATCAAAGGCGGGATCGAGTTGGGGGCAACCCTTGAAAAGAAACCTGTCAAGAGTTGCATAATTGGTGTGTTGGTGGATAAGCGTGTCGGCATCGCGGGAGTTTTTCGTTGTTGGATTGCGCCCAAATCCTGCCTTATGGAGACCACCAACGCCAACACGCATGGGGATTGGGGCAAATCTGGGCGGATCGTCAGCCGCACCAATGAGCTACAACCTGACGGATCAGTCCCCAGCCGTGTTGGTGTGTAGCATTGAATCGGAGTAGATCGCGTCATCCCACTGATGGGCGCGGCGAAGCTGGCGGCTAGAACTGTGGTGAAACCGTCCACCAACAACCTATTTTTCAAGGAGTAACCGCGATGAAGATGACCAAGGCACAAAAGAAAGTGAAGTCTGTGATGGGCGAGTACAAGGCTGGCACATTGCACTCTGGCAAGGGCGGCAAAGTCGTCAAGAATCCCAAGCAGGCCATCGCCATCGCGCTGTCCGAAGCCAAGATGCCCATGCGCGGTACGCGTACAGCCAAGAACATGAAGACCAAGGGGATGCGTTAATGGCCACCTTAAAGCGCACCATGGATCAGGCCATGGATCAGGACGAGGGCTATGAGGATGATGGTGAGAGTTGCCCGATGGCAACGCAAGACATCACGCTGAACTTAAAGAATCGCGGCAAGGCGATTGACTCTGCCGACTACGGTCCTGAGAATCCCAAACTGCCAAATAAGCCGTATTGGATGCAGATGGCGCGTGAGTGGGAAGTGTCCGAGGACGAGGCCAAGCAAAGCCGTTGCGGTAACTGCGCGGCTTTCAACCAAGATGATTCCATGCTGGAGTGCATCGCCAAGGGCATTGGTGACGAGGGCGATCCTTGGGCAGTGATTGATGCCGGTGACTTGGGCTACTGCGAGATATTTGACTTCAAGTGCGCGTCCAGCCGTACTTGTTCGGCTTGGGTGGTGGAGGAAGATGGCGAGGATGAGGGCGAGAGCGAAGAGCCTGAGTCACTGCTGACAATCAAGATTGGGGTCAAAGATGAAGAGTAAGCCAGGTTTGTACGCCAACATCAACGCCAAGAGAGCCAGAATCGCCGCTGGCTCAGGCGAGAAGATGAACAAGGTTGGATCAAAGGCAGCACCGTCTGCCGCTGACTTCAAGCTGGCGGCCAAGACCGCCAAGAAGCCAAAGTCAAAGAAGTGATCTCACCCATATGCATCAGCACAGTACATGGCAAAGGTTTGCGGGTGATGCTCACAAGCATCGCCGAGTATTGTCCCGAAGTGCCTGTCTATTTGCGCGGTCCAGAGTCCATTATTGGCGGCTTTGACGCTGACTTCAAACTATTTGGTGCGCCGCACAATTTCGGCTTTGATTACAACGAGATCATCAACAAAGCCTTTGCTGATGGCTTTGAGTCAGTGATCTGCGCCAACGATGACATCGTGCTCACCCCCACCAGCTACCGGCTACTGATGGAGGATGTCAAGCAGTTGAAAGAGGAAACCGGACAGCCTGTGGGCTGGGTTTCTGCGCGGTGCGATGCCGCGCGGCCTGTGCAAAATGTGCGCTCTAACCCCTTTGGCCAAGAGTTGCATTACTTCAAATATCCGTATGAGGACGCAATTGTGCCGCTGGAATGCCCATCCCCTATCTTTGCATGGATTGGGGCTGACGCGTGGGAGGCTGCCGTATTCCCACCGTTGAACTGGTATTCCGATGATGTGCATTGCGAAGATTTGCGTGCCGCTGGCTTTCACCATTACCTGAGCCGCTCTTATGTGCATCATGTGGGCAGCCAGACCATTGGTTTGGACGGCGAGAGATTGATTCAACAGGCCATGCCATGGCTTAGAAAATACAGGCCAGAGTATGCAAAACAGTGGTTTGACACTTAATCTCGGCTCGGGCAAGGATTACAAGCCCGATTGCGTGAATGCTGACATTCGCGCTGATGTTGGCGCTGATTGGGTTGTTGACATTGGTGCGCCAATGCAGATTGACCGTCAGTTTTCCAAGATCATTGCCTTTGATGTGCTTGAGCACATACCTGATTTGCAGCAGGCGATGACCAACTGCCGCGATTTGCTTGAGATGGGTGGCGAGATGCACATTCATGTCCCCTATGACCTAAGCCTTGGCGCGTGGCAAGACCCGACTCATGTGCGTGCATTCAACGAAAAATCTTGGGTGTATTACTGCGAGTGGGCGTGGTACTTGGGCTGGAAGGGCAGTCGGTTTGAGATGGAACATTTGCAAATGAGTCTCAGCAATTACGGTGCAAGCCTAGAATTACCGCAAGAAGAAATACTGCGACTGCCGCGTGCAGTTGATTCTATGTATGTGATTTTGAAGAAAGTGCCTTATGAAGACACCAGCGTGGCAGCGTAAAGAGGGAAAAAACCCAAGTGGCGGCTTGAATGCCAAGGGACGCGCCAGCGCGAAGGCCGAGGGCATGAACTTGAAAGCGCCTGTCAAGAGTGGCGACAACCCGCGCAGGGCATCATTCCTTGCGAGAATGGGCAATATGCCAGGTCCAGAGATGAAAGACGGCGAGCCAACGCGCTTGCTGCTGAGTTTGAAGGCATGGGGTGCATCAAGTAAGGCTGATGCGCGAGCCAAGGCAAAAGCAATATCTGCAAGGAACAAGAAATGATCAACGATTTGCAAATGACCACCGACATGGCGGCCACCAATCCGATGGATGACACCGAGTTGCAGGGCATCGTGGCCGGTGAACTGGAAGACGCGGTTTCCTACATTGATGCCGACATCTCTCCCATCCGCGCCAAGGGTACAGAGTATTACCGTGGCGACCCCTTTGGCAATGAGGAAGATGGGCGCTCTCAGGTGGTGGCCATGGAGGTGCGAGACACGGTGTCAGCCATGATGCCAAGCCTGATGCGTGTGTTTTTCAGCACTGAGAATGTCGTTGAGTATGTGCCGCGCGG